GTAAAAATTAATTTTAATGGCTTCAATATTAGATAGGTTTAAGAACCTAATAAATAAAAACGGTCAACAGACCAACCCAGCTTTTAATAGAGCTATGTACAATTTTTTAGGGGAGACTCTTATAACTTCAGAAGATAACGACGACAGCTATATTAATAAAGGCTACAGATTTAATTCTACTGTTTACTCAATAATTAACTTAATTACAAAAGCAGCCTCTACTGTTCCCTTTCAAGTTTATGAGGTGCAAAATACTAACGAGCTAAAAAGATATAAGGCACTAACCTCTGGAGACTTTGCTAACTTGACAAACCCAAGGGCGCAAATAAGTTTAAAAAATGCTCTTGTAGAATTAGAAGACACAGAAATACACGAACTTTTAGACAGACCTAACCCAGCACAAAGCTATTCTAGCTTTATAACTGAATTAATAGCATACGGAAAATTAACTGGTAACCGTTATATCTATGGTATAGCACCAGAAAACGGTAGCAATGCTGGTAAATATGGCGAGCTTTATGTTTTACCTAGTCAAACTATCGAGATTCATTCTGGTGGATTAATGAAACCAGTTGACTATTTTACAATGGAATATAATGGCACTTATAAAATGGACGCTTTAGACGTTTGCCATATAAAAGACTTTAACCCTTTAGCTGACGGAACTGGTGCAAACCTTTACGGTATGTCACCCTTAAAGGCTGGGCTAAGGTCTATGGATGCTAATAATGAAGCGCTTACTACTGGAGTCAAGTATTTACAAAACCAAACCGCTAGAGGTGTTTTGATGAGTGAAGAGGGAGACTTAAACGAAACTCAAGCCAGACAACTTAAAGAGAAATTTAGAAATCAATACCAAGGCTCCAATAATGCTGGAGACGTAATTATAACGCCTAAGAAATTAAGCTGGGTCAACTTTGGCTTAAATGCTTCTGATTTATCTTTAATAGAGCAATATAACACAACTATAAAAGACCTTTGTAATATTTATAACGTTCCAGCTGTACTTCTTAATAATGTAGAATCGGCAACGTATAACAATATAAAAGAGGCTCGTAAAATGTTATATACTAATACGGTTATACCAGAGCTTCTAAAAATTAGAGACGAGCTTAATAGGTGGCTAGCTCCTAAGTTTGGAGAAAAATTATTTATAGATTTTGATACCTCTGTAATTCCAGAGCTACAAGAAGAGAGCGAAAAAATAGTTGACCAGATGTCTAAAAGTTGGTGGCTAACTCCTAATGAGAAGCGAATGGCTATGAGTTTTGGTAAGGATGAGGAAAACTCAGAAATGGACGACTATTATGTACCAGCTAATTTACTGCCTATTGGTAATTCAGATATGCCAGACATGACTCCAGACCCAGTAAAAGAAGATTCTACAGAAAAGAGATTAGTCTCTGGAATGAATGACGTTTACACTACTATAGCAGAAGCTAGAGCTAGAGCTAGTGAAATGGGAGGGGAAGGTTATCACCAGCATATTTTTGACGGATTTACAGTATATATGCCTTTTGAAACGCATGAGGAATATGAAGCTGCTAAAGATAACAAGCTAGACGAATACTATGGAGAAATGGATGCTGACGCTTTTAACTATGATTTTGAAATAGACTCTAGCTATTATGATACTGAGTCAGAATATGATAACGACGACGATACAGACTCAGAAAATTTAGAAATAATAACAAAGGCGCCACAGATTTCCGACACAATGGAGAGAGCTTTAAAAAACAAAGTGGAAGACCATAACGAAAAATATGGAGACGACCCAGCTAAACGAGCAACTTATTCAATGCTTGCTAGGTCATTCGTTAGAGGAGTTGGAGCATTTAGAACTAACCCTAGCTCGGTTAGACCTAACGTTAGCAATGAGCAGCAATGGGCTTTAGGTAGAGTAAACGGTTTATTATATGCTTTAAGAACTGGTAAATTTAAGAGAAAGCCATACGATACTGATTTACTTCCAGAGGCGCACAGCCTAAGTTCTAAAAAAAATAAAGCCGAAACCTTTGACGGTTATCCTCAAGGCGCTACCAATAACGCTAAGCGAATGCTAGAATGGCGTGAGAAATATGGGCGTAGCGTAGTTCAAGGCGGAACTAGTGTGGGATGGCAAAGAGCAAACCAGTTAGCAAAAAGAGAGGCTTTGAGTTTATCTACTGTAAAAAGAATAAATAGCTTTTTAGCACGCCATAAAGAAAATGCTAAGATAGACCCTAAATTTAAAGATGAGCCTTGGAGAGATAAGGGTTACGTAGCTTACAACCTTTGGGGAGGTGCCTCTATGGTGTCTTGGGCTAAACGCATTTCAGAAAATGCTTAAGCTATGGCTGACGTCAAAGATGACAAATATATAAGAGCCTACGATAAGCAGCTTAGAATAGGAGAAAAAAAAGAAATAAGCGCCGTTAGGTCTTATTATAAAGACCAATATAATAAAGGAGTCGAAGAGTTTTTAAAGACTGGTAAAACTTCTGGCTTAAATCAGTTGTTTATAAAAAATAAGTTTGATGAGCTTTACAAATCTATTTACATCAATATTGGTCTTAGGTTTGCTTCTTGGTATGCTAATAATATTGACAAGTATATAATAAAACAATTAGAAACAAATAAATATAGAGACGCATGGGAATCGGTATTTGCAAAAGAGGGAAAAAGGGTTGCAGCGGTGAGAGTTGTAACTGTTCAAGGGACTGCCAAAAAGGAACTGGAGAAGACATTAAAGAAATTAATGACGGATGTGGACTTCCAGAGTCGAGGTGCTGCCGAAAAAGGGCGTATTCTGAGGCAGAGGTTTAATAAACTAGGACGTTATCAAGCTGAGAGGATTGTAAGAACAGAGGCTACAAATGCCGCTAATTTAGGAGTTATGCAATCAGCTACTGACGTCTATGGTAAAAATAGCTTACAAAAAAAGTGGATTACTTCTATGGATGGGCGAGAGCGCTCAGCTCATGCTATGGCTAATGGTCAAATAGTAGACTTTAATGATAAATTTAAAGTAGGAGGCGAATTATTAGACCGAGCTGGAGACCCAACGGCTTCCGCTGTTAATGTAGTAAACTGTCGCTGCGCTATAGCGCCATTTCCTAAAGCAGAGGCTCAGACTATAACGCCATTGACTGGCTTTGATTATGGATTAAGTGCTGGCAGAGCTATAGGTTTAGACTCAGCTAATGCAGTAGATGACATTTTAAAACCAAAACCAAAGCCTCAGATAGTAACGGAAATATCTGAAGACGCTGCTAAATATGAATTTAGACCTAATAATTGGGATGACTTTAAAGGCTTAGAGAATTTTGACGATTCCTATTTACAATATTTAAAAAAGCCAATAAAATTACAAGAGGCGCCAATGGTATATAGTAGAAAATTAGGTAAAATGGTAGAGGATGGCGCTTGGTTTAATAAAAAAACTAGAACTGTTCAAATATCAAAAAAAAGACATAAAGGTTACGAATCTCAAATATTAGCTCACGAATTTGGTCATGCTATTAATACCGATTTAAAATTAATTTCTTGGTTTAAAGCAGACGCTAGAATAGAGGCTTTACATAAAAAACATAGTAGTCTTTTTATAGATAGAAATACAGCAAGTTTAACAAATAAAGGACAAGCTTTAAGAAAAAACTGGGGTGGAGGTAAAACTTCGAGAACTGCAAATAGAAATTATTGGGATAATTATAAGCCATATTTAGAGAATAAAATAAGAAAAGATTTTCCAAATATGAGCCAGCTAGAACTAGAAGAAAATGCTGGAGCAGTTTCTGATTATCTAGCTAGTGTTTCAGATTGCAAAATAGGCTGGGGTCACGAATGGAGTGGATATTTTAGATTTAAACACCTACAATATGAAGAGTTTATGGCGCACGCTTACGAAAATAGATTTGTAGGAAATCCAATATTTAAAAAATATTTCCCAGACCTATATGATGACTTAATAAAATTAGTGGACGAATTACTTAAAAATACTAAATATGATGCTACGGCAATTAATGCTTACATACTCAGAAAACTATCCAGAAGCTGACCCTATAACTTCGCTTTTATTTTTCTATGGAGAAGAAACAACCTTAGAAATATTAAAACAAAGCAGAGGGAGAGAGATAAAAATATTAAGAGATAGAAATCGACCAGACTGGTTAGATTTTGATTACGTTTAAATTAATATCTTTGCATTATGGAAACAATTTTATATAAACAATCCCCAATGGGCGAACTCCTCGACGCCGATGAAAAGGCAGGAGTCGTCAAGGGGTACGCCTCAGTCTTTGATAATAAGGACTCAGATAATGATATTATAAGGAAAGGCGCCTATAATAAAACAATAGCCGAAAACGGCAAAAGAGTTAAATACTTATACCAGCACGATATGGATAAGCCTCTGGGTAAAATGACAATGCTCGAAGAGGATGGCAAAGGTTTAGTATTCGAGGCTAAAATAGCTAAAACAACTTTAGGAAATGACGTTATAGAATTAATTAAATCTGGCGTTATTACTGAGAATTCAGTGGGCATTTTGCCTATACAAAAAGACATGGTCGACGGTGTTAGAAATATTACAGAAGTGAAACTTTATGAAGTTTCAGCTGTAACTCTAGCAGCAAACGACCAAGCGCTTATTATGGATGTAAAAGGGAACTATGACCCTAACAAAGTACTTAAGCGCTACGATAATATAGCAAAGCTTATTCGTAAAGGAAATATAACCGACGAATTAGGTTTTGCTTTAGAAGCCGAAATACTTAAACTAAAATCCTTATTTACTAAAATCACTACTCAGCCAACTGATATAGAAGTTACTGAGCCAGTAGAAGTAAAAAACGAGGTTGGTGAGATGTATAAATATTTGTTTAATAAGTTAAAATAATTTAAAATGACTGAAGAAGTAAAAAATCAGTTAGACCAAATTGGAAACATTGTTGACGAAAAAATAGAGAAAGCGTTTAACGCTGCTCAAGACAACGCTAAAGGCGAAGTCGAAAGCTCTCTAAAGTCTGAAATTTCTAATTTGACTAACAACTATAACGAAAAATTCGAAGCTGCTACTAAAAGAATGGACGCTTTCGAGATTGAGTCTAAAAAGACTTTAAGCGGTGCAACTGCAAAAACTTTTAAAGGGTCTTTAATGACTGCTATAAAAGATGGCGCTATTGACGCAATGATTAAAGGAAATACTAATGCTGCTCGCTTTGAAATTAAAGCAGCTGATATGACAATGGCTAACGCTTTTACTGGCGTAGTAGCTGGAGAAACTGTAATTCCAGATATTAAGTTTGACCCTAGTAGAGCGGTGCATATTCGCTCATTAATTCCTAACGGTTCAACTGACGCTCAGACTATTCGTTTTCCAAAAGAGAGCGCTTATGATGACGGAGCGGCTGCAACTGCACAGGGTTCAGCTGTTGGACAGTCTGACTTTGACATTACTGCAACTTCTGTAAACGTTGAAAAAATTGGAACGTTTATGAGAATTACTGAAGAGATGCTTGCTGACACGCCTCAGCTAACTAGCTATTTATCAGCTAGAGTTCCCTCTAAAGTATTATCTAAAGAAGATGCTGAGATTTTAAACGGTGACGGTTCAAGCCCTAACCTAGATGGTTTATTTACTGATGGCGCTGCTTTTGTAACGGCAGCTTCTGGTAATTTTTATCATGCTGTTGAATCAGCTAATGAATACGACGTTTTAATAGCTGCAGTTGACCAGTTAGCAAAAGCTAATTACCAAGCTGATTCTATTCTATTAAACCCAGTTGATTTTCACAAAATCATTTTGTTAAAGTCTACAGCTAATGAATACTTGAAAAATCAAATTATTCAAGGAGTTCAGCCAGCTATTATGGGAGTTCCAATTACTACTAACACAGCCGTAACAGCTGGTAAGTTCTTAGTTGGTAATTTAGGCGTCGCTACTCAATTATGGATAAGAGACGGTCTTGGAGTTGAGTTTTCAAGAGAAGATTCTACAAACTTCAGAGATGGTTTTGTAACTGTTAGAGCGCAGGAGAGAGTTGGTTTGACTAACTATCAGCCTAATGCGATTGTACAAGGAACGTTTAGCACAGCTAAAACTGCACTTGAGACTTCTTAATACTAAGGTATAAAGTAAGTAATTTTAAAAAGGGTAACTTTTATGGGTTACCCTTTTTTATGCTGTAATAATAAAAAAATTTAAAAAAAACTTTTAAAAAGGTTTGTTAATTAAAAAAATTCTTTTAAATTTACAAAGTAAAACAATAACAACTAAAACAAACAAAATGAGAATTACAGACAGAATATTAAAACTTATCAAAATAACTGAAGCAGAAAAAGAATTATCTTATTCTAATGGAAACACAGCAACTGACAGACATTTAACTTTACAGTTAAGATTAGACTTTTTAGTAAGTGCTTTTGAAAACGAATTATATAAATAAATAAAAACAACCAAACGGAGGGCTGCAAAGCCCTCTTATTGTTTAACTAAATTTTATATATGAAAAAATACATTACAATAGAAATCAAAAAAAACCCAGATGGACTTAAAGGTTTATTGGGGTTTTTCTGGTACATGACAAAAGAATTTTTAATTTTTATGGCTTGTATAGTTTTAGCGGTTTTAATGTTTACCTCTTAGATATGGAGAGGATAGTAAATATTATTCTGATGTTATTTTTTATGGCGTGGGCTATAAGATTAACATATAGATTCAACGCTCAATATGATTCAATTTTTATGGTTTTAATTTCTTTAGCAGTTTATCAATATGGCAGAAAACAAGGACACTTTTAAAAAAAGTATAAAACTAATAGACAAGAGTATAGAAAAAATTATATCTTTAAATAAATATTTGGTAAATATAAAGAAGAATAAATAGTTTTTTTTTGATTTGTTTTTAGTAAGTAAAAAGCCCTCAACAACTTGTTGGGGGTTTTTTCATAACTTTACCTATGGACAACAATAAAAGGGGCTGTCTAGCAGAGTATTTATTTGCGACTGAGTGCATGAAAAGAGAATTTGAGGTTTCTATGCCTTTAATGGACTCCTCTCTTTATGATTGCATTATAGATAATGGAAAGCGACTTGTAAGGGTACAAATAAAATCCTCTATTAAAGTTCCAGAAAAAGATAGGCATAACAGCGTTCATATACCTTTACAAAATAATAAAAGAAATTACTCTAAAGATAAGATTGATTTTTTTGCTGTCTGGTCAGATTATTTTAAAGGCTGGTTTATTTTTCCTAATTCTGGAGGTATGCAATCAATTAGGGTATCGTTAACTGGTAAAAACAAAAAATTTTTTAATAACTTTGCTTTCGAATAATTCTTTATTCAAATTTTAGTTTGGTTGTAAGCGCTGTATTTAGTTATGGCGCTTTTTTTTATCTTTGTAAAAATATACATTATGAAAATTAGAATATTAAAGGACGTAATCTCTGGGCAAGAAGGCTGGAGAAGAGAAGGCGAAGTACATGACTTAGAGCCAAAACTAGCTAATCATTATATAAAAAGAGGTATTGGCGTACTAGCTGAAGAAGTTAAAGAAGAAAAAGCTAAGGTCGAAACTAAAGAAGCTAAGGCTCCAAAAAAAAGAGCTACAAAAAAAGATAAATAATGGCATACTATAGAAGCTTATATTATAGTGAAACGCCGACCGACTATCATAGTCAAGTAAAAATAAACTCTACGACTGGCAGCGAGATAGTAACAACTGCAAACGCTAAAGACTTTATTAGAGTTGATACTGCCGCAGATGACACTATTATAGGGCAAATGATTACAGAGGCTAGAATATGGTGCGAAAATTATATAGGAAAGGATATTGTCGCCAAGACTAGAACTTATTACACGCCTTTTCAAAAGGAGCGTTTTAATATACCATTTGCGCCAGTTGCTTCTATTACTTCTGTAACTGTAGACGGTACAGCTGCAACTCATGAAGTGAAGGGCTTAGATAATGAAATAATAGAATTAAACGAGTTGCCAGCAAAAGAAATTAAGGTTTCTTACACGACAGCTGGACTAGATGACAGTTTACTAAAACAAGCTATTCTAAGGCTAGTATCTACTTTTTATGATAACAGAGCTGAGTTTGTTGTAGGAAATCAAATTAATGAGGTTCCTATGGGCGTTAAAAATACTTTGTCTGGTTATAAAACTATGTTTATTTAATGAATTCTGGAAGATTAAATACTAGAATAGACGTTAAACGCCTAACAAAAAGCTCAGATTCTTATGGCGGAACAACCTCAACGGTTGCTGTAAACTCAACTATATGGGCGCATAAATCTGAAACAAAAGGCGAAATAGTTCAAGAGAATGGAAAGCGCCAACAGTATTTAGAAATTGAATTGACTGTTAGAAAAAAAACAGCTGACACTATTTTAAACACAGATATTTTAGCAGTCAATGGCGTGACTGGTGACTATAGAATAAATAATATTTTCGATTCAGTACATAAATATTATACAACTATAAAAGCTACTAAAATTGGTTAACGTAAAATTAAATAAAAGCGACCTTAATAGGTTAACTAGAAAATTAAATAAATTAAAAAAATTATCTAGTCAAGAGCTATCTAATGAAATAGGTAAAACTATTTTTAAAGGCGCTGAGAGAATGAAGTCAAGCGTCGTGGTTGGTCAAAAGTTTGGAGGTACGCTGAAGCAGAGTATAGTAGCTGGAGCGTCAAATAAAAAAGGTTTTATAAAAGCTAAGGCTAATTATGCGCCTTATGTAGAATTTGGAACTGGTCGGCTCGTGGATTTAGAAGATTTAACAGATTTAGGTTTACCAGCTTCTTATGCAATGCAATTTAAAGGCAAAGGCATTAAAGAGGTTAACTTACCAGCTCGACCCTTTTTCTTTAGCTCTGTTAGAATTGAATTAAAAAAATTACTAGACCGACTAGATAAAACAATTAAAAAAACTACTAAATGATTGAGGCGTTACATTTTATTAGAAAGGCAATTATAAGCCGTCTAACGAATCAAATTAGTTTGAATGGCTCTGTGGTACCAATTTATAATAGAGTGCCGTCTAGCGCTTCAGAGCCTTATATAAAAGTCAGCTCATTAAGTAATAACGAGATAAATCAGAATACTACCAGTTTTATTAGTGAATGTATTACAAAAATAGAGGTAGTAAATTCTTTTGATGCTGACGACGGCGGAGAGTTGCAGACTAATCAAATCGTCTCAAGTATTTTAAATTTAATAAGAACTAGAGCCTCTGGATATTATGACTTAAGCTCAGATAATTTTAAGGTTATAACTTGCGTGAATGAGAATACTACTTATTTTGAAGATGACCTACAAGACAAAACCTATTTCAGAGCTATTATTGAAATATCTAACAGAGTGGAAAAAATATAAAAATGGGAGAAAATATTAGACTTTGGTTGATTAATGTGGGCGCTGTAAGCTTTAGTCTAATAAATATAAATATGGTTTTAAGTACATTAGTATTAATAGCTTCATTAGTATGGACTCTATTACAAATAAAAGATAAATTAAAAAAATAGAAATTATGAAACTACCATCTAATGGAGCGGCTAAATCAATAAGAAGCTATGCAGGTAGTTTATTTGTGTTTCTATTTATAGTCGGTATTATAATCACATTAATACAGTTTCCAGTATTAGAATCTAATAAAGAAATCGTACTTATGTTAATTGGTTCAATAGCTGCTTCAATACCAGTTTTAATAAGCGCTATCAGTGGCACAATCCCAGACGATGTAAACGCTTTAAAATCTACATTAGAAAAAAAAGAGCATCAAATACAGATGCTTGTAGATGCTAAAGATAGGCTAGAAGAAATGGTTATAAATCTACAAAGAGAAATGCTACAAAACCAGGATAATATGATGGATAAAATAATCCTTAAGGCCGCCATGGATTTCGACGACAATCGTAATCAGCCAAATAATAAATAATAAATAAATAAATAAATATGGAAACTTTTATAATTATAATCTCGATAGTAATGTTTTTAACTGCCTTAATGATGGCGTTAACTGTTTACGGAATATTTACCGACAAGGATAAGGACGGTATTCCAGACGCATTAGAAAATAAGTTTAAAGAAGTTGTAACCGATATAAAAACAGAAATTAAGAAAATTAAGAAATGAATTTTTTTACTTTAAATGAGTTTGACTGTCCCTCTGAAAAAGGCTCTGGCTCCAAAATGGATAAGGATTTTTTGGAGAAACTTGATTTGGCTCGTGGTTATGCTGGCATTAGTTTTAAAATTAATTCTGGCTTTAGAACTCAAGCCCATAACGACTCACTACCTAACTCAAAACCAGACTCAGCTCATATTGAAGGGAAAGCGGCAGACATACATTGCACAAATTCCAGAGAGCGCTTTATTATTACAAAGGCATTGCTTGACGCTGGGATACATAGGATTGGAATCGGACGGACTTTTATACATTGCGACACCTCAGAAAATAAAGACCCAAATGTTATTTGGCTCTATAGTTAGCGGAACGGTTGGAAATACTTTAAAATATGATTAAGTTTTTACTGGGTTTAATAGGAAAAGGAAGTAATGGTAATTCTAATATAGGAGGCTTAGCGCTAGATATTAGAGAAGCTATTAAAGGCAAAGAGTTAGACCCTCAGAGACTTATAGAACTTCAAGCAGAGATTAACAAGGTTGAGGCTCAACATAGGAGTATGTTTGTGGCTGGCTGGCGTCCTTTTATTGGTTGGGTTTGTGGAATAGCTTTTGCATTTCATTATATAGTAATGCCTTTGCTTTTATCTTATACTGATATAAAGGTTATAGAGTTTGACACTAACTCGCTTTTTACTGTTTTAATGGGTATGTTAGGACTAGGAGGACTTAGAACTTTTGAAAAATTAAAAGATAAATCTAAGTAATGGGTAAAGCACTAAATCGTAGAGGAAAATATAGCCATTGCACTAGAGCGCAAAAAAAAGGGAAAAATAAACCAGCAAAAAAGAAATAATTATGCCGACAGCAAATCTATTTAGTTCAAATATTTACCAAAGAATGAGCTTTGGAGATTATGGGTTTAGAATTTTAGACTATAATCATGGGACTGCTAGCGTGCCATCTAATGAAAAATTTGGAGCTATAAGCGTATTAGAAAATACTACAATAACATTAACTTCTAACGCCTCTGGTGGTGATAGTGGATTAACTAATATAGATGTTTCTGAAGGTCATACTCTAGTAGGTGACTTTACAACTATATCAATAAGCAAAGGAAAAGTCATTTGTTATATTAGAAAATGATTTCTATAGGCACAAACGTTGTAAAACAAATTCAAAAAGCAAGAAATAGGATTAAAAAATTTATAGATGCCCTTTGGAATGAAACCGACAAAAATTGGAATGGCGCTAACGATAATTGGAACGAAATTTAATTTGTAAATTTGTATAAAATTTAAATATGGGTACTACTTTAAGCGGAACTAAAATAAAAGATACCTACGACGGTCTAATAAAAACGTCTAATAATGCAGCTGTAGGCTCTTCGAATATAGAGCTTACTGATGGAGTTGGTAATGACATAAATATTTCAATTAATAATACTGGAGCTTTAACCGCTGACGGTAATATTACTGGAGCTAGTATTATAAAAACTGGCGGAACTTCGACACAATTACTTTTAGCTAATGGCGCTGTAGTTACTTTGACTTTAGAAAATTCTGGCATTGGTTCAAATGACTCAGATACTAAAGTACCCAGTAATGCAGCTGTAAAAGATTATGTAGATACTCAAATAACTAACTTAATAGACTCAAGCCCAACTGCTTTAGATACGCTTAACGAATTAGCTGCAGCTTTAGGAGACGACGCTAACTTTTCAACTACGGTAAACACCGCTTTAGGTAACCGCCTTAGAATTGACGTTAATAGTCAAGGTCTAACATCGACACAAAAAACAAACGGCTTAACTAATTTAGGAGTTACCGCAGACCCAGCCGAATTAAATATTTTAGATGGCGCTACATTATCGACAGCTGAACTTAATTTTGTTGATGGAGTTACCTCAGCAATACAGACACAAATAAACGCAAAACAAGACGAGCTAACCGCTGGAACTGGTATAACTATTTCTGGTACAACTATAGCAACTGATTTAAGTAATTTAGTAGGTACTGGAGCCATTCAATCGGATGCAGTAACTGCTATCAAAATGGCTCAATTTGACGACAATTTAACCGCTGCCAACGCTGGAGATATTTTAGTTTCTAACGGTACTGATTTTGATAATGTTACTGTAACTGGAGACATTACTATTTCAAGCGCTGGAGCTACTACAATAGGCTCTGGAGCGGTTGAGACTGGAATGCTTGCAGCGGATTCGGTTACTGCGGCTAAGATAGCCGATGACGTTATAAACTCTGAACATTTAGCGGCTGGCGCAATAGATACCGAACATATAGCGGATAATCAAGTAACAACTGCTAAAATTGCCGCAGATGCTATCAATAGCTCTAAGATTGCAGACGACGCTGTAGATTCTGAGCATTTAGCTGACGCCTCAATAGACGAGCCTCATTTAAATGCTACAAATACTCCAACTGACGGCTATGTTTTAACTTACGACTCATCTAGTACTGGGTTTACTTGGGAGGAAAAATTTGACGGTGATATTACTGGAATAGTAGCTGGAGCTGGATTAACTGGCGACGCTACTTCTGGAGACGCTTCCTTAGCAGTAGGGGCTGGAACTGGTATAACTGTAAACGCTAACGATGTACAGATTACAAATGGAGGAGTAGGCACTGCTCAACTAGCAGCGGATGCAGTTGATGGCACAAAGATAGCCGACGACTCTATTAACTCCGAACATTATGCAGCTGGTAGTATTGACAATGAACATTTAGCTATAAACTCTGTTAACTCAGACAATTATGTAGATGGCTCAATAGATACCGCTCACATAGGGGATAACCAAGTTACGGCTGCTAAAATTGTAGATAATATTCAATTAGACGGTACTGAATCGTTAGGGGTGCCAGCTGGTACAACTGGGCAAAGACCTAGTAGCCCAGCGGCTGGGATGTTTAGATATAATTCTACAGACGGAAAGTTTGAAGGTTATACCAGTGAATGGGGAGAAATTGGAGGCGGTGGTGGAGGTACTTTAGCTGTAGAACAACAAACTTTTAACGGTAATAATTCGACCACAGCTTTTACTCTTAGCACTACTTGCGCCTCTGAAAATAATTTACAGATTTATATAGATGGGGTTTATCAGTCTAAAGGTAATTTTTCTGTAAGCGGAACTACTTTAACCTTTAGCACAGCTCCAGCTTCTGGAACTGCAAATATTGAGGTTATACATATAACAAGCATGGCTGGCTCTGTCGAGGTTGATGCATTTACTGGGGATGGGTCAGACGTTACTTTTGATTTATCAAATAATATTAGTGCTGAAAATAATACTCAAGTATTTTTAAATGGCGTTTATCAATCAAAAGGCAATTATTCTATTTCTGGCGCTACGATAACATTTAGTACAGCTCCAGCTAATAGTGTAGCTATTGAGGTGGTGCATTTTTTACCCTCTGGGGATTTTACTATCGGCGCAGTAGATAGCGGAAACGATGCTATTATAAGACTATCTGGAACTAATGGTTTTACTGACGACGTTAAGCTAGTAGCTGGCAGTAATATAACAGTAACGCCTAGCGGAGATAATATAACAATAGCTTCAACTGTAAGTACAAGCTATTCGGTTTCTGTTATTTCTTCAAATACTACAGCCGTAGCTAATAATTTATATGTATTAACCGCTACGCTAACTTTAACCTTACCAGCCTCACCGAGTGCTGGCGATAGTGTAAAAGTTTCAAATAGGTCTGGAGTGGCAACTGCAACTATTGCTAGAAATAGTGAAAAAATTATGGGAGCAACAGCAGACTTGACGCTAGATAAATTAAACGCTGGTTTTGAGATGATTTACTCGGGTGCAGCTCAAGGATGGATTTTAATAGGCGTCGAAGGGACGGCAGCATAATAATAAATAAATAAAATAATATGGCTAATTTTTCAAGTTTTTTTCCAGCACCAGCTTCTGGAGGAGGAGGTTTTACTAAGATGAATAAATATTCAACTTCTAGGGCTTTAAATGACTCAACACACAAATTAAATGCTTTAAGTAATAATAGTGGTAGTTTAGTTACAGACGGTAGTGCTGGTACTGTTTTTGATTTAATTTATGACCAACCAGCTCAATCTATTTCTGCCGCTCCCTCAACTTATACTATTAAGAATCTAAGATTTAATTCTTCAACTGCTTTAAATGTAGGTGCTGTAATACCAGCAAATTTTTATGCTGGTGGGAAGGTTAGGTTTTCTGCTGGTGGTATTAATAATAATCAAATGCAGGTACCCTCTGTAATATCCTCACATCCAGAGTTTACATACGCTGATTCAAATAGCTCTTTAGTTTTTAGTTATTCAACTAACCCACAAGGTGCGTTTTCAGCGGGTGCTATAAATAACTTAGGAACTGGTGATGCAATTCCTCTATTTACAAGTACTAGTTTCACAGTAAACCCTGCAACTGATTTAGGATTGTCCGATGGGGATTCAATTGGTTTCTTTATGATAGGTGGTGGAGGAATGACCAATGCTAGCAATGGTTCTGCTAGAGGTGGGAAAATAATACAAGGAACTGCAATTATTTCAAATGCTTCAACAGATTTAATATTGACAATCGGAACAGGCGCACCTTATATTGGTTCAGATGGTGGGTCTGGATATGATAATGAAGCGACAGGCGCAGATAGGCAGTCAACGATTTCGGGAGGATTATCTTTAACTACTGCAGATGGAAGCAACTCAGCAGGATATGGAGCTTGGGGACATAGCCCCTATGTACCTGCAGGAACAGGTGTGAATGGATATGGAGTAGGTGCGTCAAATAATTCTTTTAGAAATTCGTATTCTGGTTATGGCTATCAGTGGGGTGGAGGAAATACATCTGCAGTTCACGGATATGGACACGGAGGTACAGGCGTAAGCAACGGATTTCTAGGAAGTGATGGAGCAATTTTATTATATTTTTAAAAAACAATTATGGCAATTAATTTATACGGAAGAGTACAAGACGGAGTAATAGTCGCTTTGCAAAATATGGAAGAAACCCATATCGGTGGATTTAAAGGTAATTGGGTTGAAATACAAGGCAATTTTGGCATTGGTGATTTATATAGTCAAGACGATGGCTTTAGCGTTTATGTACCTACAACCGAAGAACTCGAAGCTGATGGTAGGGGGTGGAGAAACAATGAACTGAAAGATACAGATTTTATTATACCTCTAAGCGACTACCCAAACAGAGATACTTGGATAACATACAGACAAACATTAAGAGACTGGACAGCTACAGATGACTTTCCCGCAACAAAACCTAATAAACCTTAATTTTGTAAATTTGTAAAAAATAAGATATGGCAATAACAAAAGTAACTGGAGACGTTTTAACAGACGATACCGTTAAACATAACCACTTAGAAAATAGATATACAGCTACTGGAAGCATTACGACCTATACTGGCGCTGTTTCCGTAGATTGGTCTAGTGCTACAAATTTTGTCATGGGTTCAAGCTTAACTGGTGCTATTGAGTTTGATTTCACAAACTATAAAACTGGACAAGTTTTGACCATTCATAATTTGACTGGAGCGCAGACAATTACTTTAGATTCTGACGCTGCAACAAGTGAAACCTTTAACAAGCTAGGTGGTAATGATTATGATGGTTCAGCAACAAACGCTTTAATGATAGAATGTATTAGTGATTCAGCAAATGCTGTTTTCAACTATTCAGTATTAACCTATGTAAGTGATACAACACCAAGCTAAAAAATAAGATATGAAAGCAATTAATATAAATGGAACGATAAAAATTTATAGTAACCTAAAATCTTTTGGAGGTGCTTTAGGTTTACAATATTCTAGTGATAGCGATTTAGAAGCACTTGGTTTTTACGATGTAGTAATACCAACAACTAAAGAAAGCCAAAAATTAGGTGCTATTGAGTGGGATGCAGATAATAGTGTTTTTACTTATTCTGTACAAAATAAAACTTATAGCCAAACAGTAGCTGAACTTAAAACACAAAAAATAGAAAACCTAAAACATATTTACGGAAGTAAGTTAGGTAAAACTGATTGGTACGCTGTAAGAGCATCTGAAGGTGGCACAGCAATACCTAGTGATATAACTACAGAACGAGATGATTTAAGAACTGAATGCGCTACTAAAGAAGCAGAAATAAATGCTTTAAGTACAAAAAGTTCTATTGTAGATTATCAAATTCCAAGTTTTAACTAATGGGTTTAGGAAAAAAGAAAATACTTTCTCAAGGTGCTAGTGGGGTTACTCCTACTGATAATTTTGCACCAAAACTTTATTCTGGAGGAAGTGCAGGACAAGTTATTTCTGGCGTAGGGTTTCAACCAGATTTAATAATAGGTAAAAGGCGGGATTCTGCAGAACATTGGTGGGTTAATGATGTCGCAAGGTCTGGTAAATCTTTATTTTTAAACCTAGCAGATGCAGAAATAAGTTTTCAATATACAACACCAAACTCTGATGGTTTTGTGGTAAATGCAACAGGGGGAGTACATAATACAGGTAATTTAGTTGCTTATTGTTTTAAAGGAGGAGGAGCAGCAGCATCAAACGGAAGCGGTTCAATAACAAGTCAAGTATCAGCTAATACAGAGGCAGGGTTTAGTGTTGTGAAATATACAGGAACGGGGTCAGCAGCTACAGTAGGACACGGAATTTCTACACCAGAGTTGATAATTATAAAGAGGTTAAATTTTGGAACAGATTGGATTGTTTATCATAAAGATTTAAAATCTAACGGTTATGACGGTTATTTATCTATAAACAATAATTATGGTGAACAAAATGCAGGTGCGCTACAATGGAACAGCACAAACCCAACTAATACAGTATTTAGCGTAGGGACAAGTATTAGCGGTTTTCAGCCAGTTCAAACAAACAATAATGGTTCGCCTTATATCGCCTACTGCTTCCATTCAGTACCAGATTATCAGAAAGTCGGTTTTTACAATGGTTCAAGTTCAACAGTTACTATAACTACAGGTTTTCAGCCAAGATTTCTTATTATTAAAAGAAGCAATGGAGGTAATGATTGGATTCTGTATGATACTGTTAGAAGTGGCGGTACTTCTATGGATGATTATTTAATACCAAATAGTAACTCTGCTGAATATGCGAATTCTTCTTTAGTAGTAAATGCGACATCTACAGGATTTACCATTGCGTCAGGATTATGGGCAGGTATGAATGAAGCAGGAGGCAAATACATCTATTTAGCAATAGCATAATGGAAGAGTTGAAGATAGGTTTGTTTTTAAAAAAAACTAAAATATAAAATACTTATATTTGTATTAAATTTAAAATTTAAAAAAATAAAAAATGGCTTCAACTGTATTTAATGGAACTAATTTAGTTTTAAAGTTTCAAACTGACGGCGGCTCTTTAGAAGCTCTTGGGCATTCTACTAGTTGCTCTATGACAATTTCTCAAGACTTACCAGAGGCAACAACTAAAGATAGTGCTGGTTTTGCTGAGCATATTTCTGGACTTAGAAGCGCTGAGATTTCTTTTGACGGTTTAATAGACTATACTGACAATGCTAACAATTTAAAAAACGCTGACACTATTGCAACCTTAATTACTGGAAGAAATAAAATCGACTGGTCTTTTGGAACTGCGGTTAGTGGTGACACGCTTTTTACTGGTGAAGGATTTATCTCTACATTAGAGCAATCGGCTGAAATGGAAAGCCCAGCGACTTACTCTGGTAGTATTACCGTTACTGGTGCAATTACTCAAGCTACAAACTAAGAGTTAACGAAAGTTAAAACATTATGGCAAACAAAAAACGAGGGTATTATACCCTAACCCTAGGCGGTTCAAAGAGAACATTACATTTTTCTATGAACTTCTGGGCAAACTTTACAGACATATTAAAAACGCCCTTAGATAAAATTGGAGAGATTTTTTCTGGGGGTTTGTCTATTAGCGGTATTAGAGCTCTAGTTTATTCTGGGCTTTTAGCATACGACCAAGAAGAGGGCAACGAAATAAATTATAATGAGTTTAAGGTAGGCGCATGGCTAGAAGACCTAGAGGCTGACGAATTAGAGAAAATGGTTAGCGTTATGATGGAATCTAGGATTTTAGGCAACGATTTAAACGTAGGTATAAACCGAACACCAGAGGGAAAGAATCCGCCGACTCCTTAAGCTGGAATAATTTACTCGACTATTATATAGGTCAAGTCGGCATAAATCCCAACGAATTTTGGGTTAATTCTTGGGTCGAGAATCAACTTTTAAGCGAGTCATATAATCTTAAGCAAAACCTAGAATGGGAGCGCCTTAGATATTTATCTACTTTAATACATAACGTAAACTGTTCAAAAAGAAGTCAGACTATAAAACCTCAAGACTTGTTTTTTTTACCTCAAGACGAACTCTTAAAAAAGAAAAAGTTTGAGCCTAAGTCAACTCCAGAGGATTTGGAAAAATTCTTAAAACAGCTTGAAAATTCTAAGCCAGTTGGAGAGTTTAAAATTTAGTAAATTTGCATTATGGCAAATATATTAGAAGTAATTTTAAAAGGGGATGCTAAACACTTAAACAGCTCTCTAGGTAAGGCGAGCAGAAATCTTAGAAATTTTGGCAAAAAAGTAAGTAATCTAGGCTCATCGCTTCAGACTAGGTTAACGCTTCCGTTAGTAATGGCTGGAGGAGCCTCTATGAAAATGGCGGCAGACTTTGATAAGTCAATGACACAAATTAAAACGCTCGTAGGGGTTGCTGGAAATACAGTTGACCAAATGAGCGTTAGCGTTAAAAGACTAGCTACTGAGGCTGGCATAAGCTCTGGAGAAGCGGCAGAAGCGCTCTTTTTTATTACTTCAGCTGGTCTTAGAGGTGCTGAGGCTATGGCTGTATTAGAGCAATCAACAAAAGCAGCCGCTATAGGTTTAGGAGAAACTAAAGTTATTGCAGATTTAGCAACTTCAGCTCTTAATGCTTATGGCGTAGAAAACTTATCAGCAAGTCAAGCTACAGACGTTTTAACTGGAGCCGTTAGAGAAGGTAAACTATCAGCCGACACCTTAGCCCAGTCAATGGGTACTGTTTTACCAGTAGCCTCACAGTTAGGCGTTGAGTTTAATGAGGTAGGAGCTACGTTTGCAGCGATGAGTAGAACTGGGACAGATGCAGCTATGGCGGCTACTCAAATAAGAGGAATCTTATTTTCTTTATTAAAGCCATCAAAACAAGCTAATGACACTTTAGAAGAGTTTGGATTAAGCGCCGCTGGACTAAGACAGCAAATAAAAGAAAAGGGTTTACTGTCAACTCTTAAAACTTTAACCGAAACCTTTGGAGATAATGAGGAGGCTCAAGGTAAAGTATTTGCAAATACTAGAGCTTTATCTGGAGTATTAGATTTAATGGGTAAAAACCTAGGCTCTACGGAGCAAATATTTAAGTCTATGAATAATACTGTAGGTATTACAGACGAGGCTTTTGGTAAATTTAAAGAGTCTACATCTGGTCAGCTAACAATAGGATTGAAAGAGCTAGGTAACCAGTTCACTGATTTAGGCGGTATTTTAATGGAAAGCCTTTTGCCAGTAATAACTGACGTTTTAAGTTTTGCATCTAAATTATTCAAAGCTTTTGGTAAACTAGACCCAGTCGTCCAACAGATGGCTATAGGCTTCGCAGCTTTTGCAGCTGTATTGCCTACTATTTTAATGGTAGGGGGTTCACTTCTAACTCTTTTTGGAAGTTTATTAACTCCTATTGGCGGTGTAGTCATAGCTGTGGCTTTATTAGCTGCTAATTTTAATGAAATAAGTAATATAATTAATGATTTTACTGTAGACTTAAAAGTAGGATTATTAAACGCCTTAGTTAAAATTCAAGCTGGATTTGAAAAGTTTATGGTTAGGGTTGAAACAGCAACTTCTTTAATAAAAAGATTTCTTAAAGATGGATTTGACGCTGATTTTACTTCAATATTCCAAGAGCAAACTAATAAACTAGCTGACATTTCTTTAAAAGCTGGAAAAGAAATTTCTGACAATTTAGACGGCGCTAAGATTATTAAAAAATATAACGACCTACCGCCTACTATGGAGGTTATTGCTAAAAAAGCTAAAGAGTTATTTGGAGGCTTATTGTCTGGCTCTGGAATTAGAGCGCCTAAAATACCAATGCCAGAGGTAGAGGCTCCTAAAACCCAAGACCTAGGAAGTATATTTTCAGTGCAAGGAAACCCATTTGGTAAGGCTACCAAAGGAGTAGAGGAATTTGGAAAAAAATCTACTTCAAGCTTTGCAGCCATAAGCTCTTCTATTATTGAAAATACTAGCCAATTTGAAAAAATGGAAGAGACCAGACAAATGACGCAGCAAAGGCTAGGGGAACTCTCGCAAGTTGTAGGCGGTCAATTATCTGGCGCTTTTAGTTCTTTAGGACAAACAATGGTACAGTCTTTAGGATTAGGAGAGGGCGCATTAGGTTCGTTTGGAGCTGCTTTTTTAACCGCTGCGGTGGATGCTATAGGCGCCTCTTTAGCTGTGGCTACAGCGGCAGCAATAAAAGGAGCCGCAGAAGGGTCTTTTTTAGCAGGGCCTTTAGCGCCTATTGTGCTACCAGCATTGATAGCTGGAGGCGTTGCATTAGTAAAGTCGGCTTTTTCTTCTAATGTTCCAAAATTTGCTAATGGGGGTATAGTTTCAGCGCCTACTCTTGGACTCATGGGAGAGTATTCTGGAGCTAGAAGTAACCCAGAAGTTATAGCGCCATTAGATAAATTAAAGGGTATGATAGGACAAAAAGAAAACTCTGTTAATGTAACTGGCGGATTTAGGCTTGAAGGTCAAGACTTAGTCGTAGCTTTACAAAGAGCTGATAGAAACCGCTCAAGACTTTTATAAAAAATGAGTTACGGAGAAAAATTTAGTTTATCCTTTGCTGACGTTAGAGGTAATGCGAGAAAATTATCTATTTTAAAAAAAAATTATTCTGGTACTGTTTACCCTTTAACTGGGACAGCTAACCCAGTAGTTATAAAATGGGACTCTGAAGACGATTTTTATAATCCTTTAATTGGCTCAAGCTGTGAACTTAATTTATTTATAACTGACGATACTAACTATGATAATTGGTATGAGGCAGACGAAAGAGAATATAAAGTTCAGATTTCAACTGGTTCAAGTATTGGCGGAAAGGAATGGGATTTACAAGAAGACCAATGGCAAGACGCTAATTTCCTTTGGAACGCTGAAGGAGACGACGAAAATGCTGGGCTAGAGTTTTACTGGGAAGGTTTTCTAGTTGTTGACAGATACCAAGAAGCTATACAAAGCAAACCCTTTCCAATTAAATTAGTTGCCTCTGACGGCTTAGGTACTTTAGACGGCTTTGATGCTCCTCATTCTAAAGTTATTAATATATCTAATTCGACAACTCCAGACCCTAACGCTAATCAATCTAATTTTGATAATTTATTTTATTATTTGACAGAAATACTAAAGCTAACTGGTTTAGATTTCGATATAAGAATAGCTAACAATATTAGAAAATTAAATGGCGCTAGCAATGAAACTATTTTTCACGATATTACCGCTTATGAATTTGGATTATTAAAAAACAATTTTCAAACATATACAGCTAAAGAGTTACTAGCTCATATTTTAAAAATAACAAATTCAAGAATATTTCAAGCTAATGGGAGCTGGTATGTTATAAGTAATTCTAATATAGTAGACAAAAGGACTTTTAAATATAGGCGTGCCGTCTGTAGAAAATATATCTATTGCAACCTTAGAGGACACCGCAGTAACTGCTCAATTTGTAGGTAACGACCCAAGTAATTTAACGCTCACCTTTTCAACTGTAACTAGCCCAACGAATGGAGCTGTAAGCGGTATATCTGGCGCAGACTTTACTTATACTCCTACCTCTAGCTATGTTGGTACTGATTTATTTACATACAAGGCTAATAATGGCTCTAATGACTCAGCTGAAAATGCTACTGTTTCGATAACCGTAGCGCCAGCTGGTGGCACTTTAACAAATGGAACTTTCGCAGGTAAATTTTTCACTGGTGAAACTTTAATAGAGGCTATGGCTAACGCTATAGCTAATAATCCAAACGCTATTTCTGTGAGCACTAGATACGTTAATAGATTAGACGACCAAAGAACGACTTTAGCGCAGACTCGATGGTTTGAAATTAATCATTTCTTTGTAGAGCCAAGTCAATCAATAGCAGTACCGCACTCTAGTTTATTTAGCGGATATTTAGCAACAAAAAGCCAAACAGATTTACAGTATATTGTTAGAGATATAACTGGCTTAGATGTACCATTAAAAAATGACGCATATATTTTAAGGGTTGCAAATGGTATAATTTTAGAGCGCCATGTATTTCCACCAAATTTTGATTTAAGCCAAATATAAATTATGGGAATTAGAACAACAGCACAGAAAGCACTTTTAACGACTACTGGAAAGGAGTTGATAGATTATAATGTATACGATAAGGATGGCACTTTTATAGATACCTATGAGCAAGACGTACTACTAAAAGCTCCAGTTATTTTAAGACCTATTAAACAGTCTTTAACAGTCGAATATTTAAGACCAGTTAAAAAAGTTATTAGAGAAACTGTATTAAAAAAAATAAATATAGTCAACAATGACCCAATGAGTAATTATGGCGGTTATAGAATGGATTTTTTTAATAATGGTTTGACTAGAGCTATAGTTGAAACTAATTCAAAATCTTTAAGCGGTGAAAGACTTATAAAAGGGTTATATGCTGAAACTGATTCTGGTAATATAGACGCAACCTCTAGCCAAGTTTCAATAGAAAATCTCGGAAGTTTAACAACCGTTAGGGTTGGAAATAAATACCAAATAGGCTTTAGTTATTATATAGAAAATACAGTTTCTGGTAGTGACTTAGATTATTATTTTGCAATAAGGGTAAAATTAGAAGCGGATTCTAAAATATTTTATTATGATTTTAAATCTAATGAGTTTGATGAAGACAGTACGCCAGACAAAAAACATTATAAATTATTTAAAGACACTAATAAAAACGTTTGGAATAACGTCAGCGCAGAATTAAACGCAATAACTGAAATAGATGCAGAAAATGCTAATATAACCGTTTCAATAAGCCAGCCTAATTATAGAAACTCAACTGCTTTTAATGGTCATACTGTTTATTACATAGACAATTTTTTTATTGACCAAATCTGGGACGAATCTAATAAGTTTTTAGTAGAAAGAACTTCAGATTCTTCTAATACGATTACTGGAATACATGAAACAGAAGACTTGATACTATCTAATGAGTTAGGAGATAGTTTATTTGATGGAGGGTTTGATGGCACTTTTGAGCGTCTAATAGATACTAATAATACTGGTACTTTAGATTCATTTATAACTCAAGAAATCATTAACGATTACAGAGAATTTGTTAAACGCTACGAGGGTGAGTTTTTTAACAATAACACCGACCCAATACCAGTGGCACTTCATAATAAAATATGGTTTAATTTTGCTAATAATACTTTAACTGAAAACGTTAGCGGTTATATTGACTCGATGAGTTACAACGTCAAGGGTAATACTTACAATATTGTAAGCCATATTCCAAACCAAGACGACGACTTAGCCTCAACTTTTAAAATAAAATACGAGTAAAACAAATCTTTTTTTGTTTGCTTTCCCCAAAGGTTTTTTAACTGGAGGGGATTTTTTTTTAAAATTTTCTTTAAAATATTTTGTAGAATTAAAAGTATTTTTTAAATTGCGGTATAATTAACAACAAATTAAAATTAAAAATTATGACTTATAATGATACACCAACAAAAAGACAGCAAGAATTTGACACTTTAGAGGGTAAAATAGCTGAGTCTTTAATGAAGCTAGATAAATTAACTTCACTAGTTGAAAGAGATTTTTTAACAGAAGACACTAAAAATATTTTAGATTCTCTTATAGATGCTGAGTGGGGAACTTATGAAGACCTTATAAAACAAAAAAGAAACTTTTAAAAAATCAGAAAAGATGCCAGATAAAATAGAATATGCTATAGTAGAATGCGCTATTGACCAACTCGGTCAAGCCTTGTCCGATGCGGATAGGTATAACGGCGGTGTAATATGTAAAGAGCGCATACAATACGCCATGAGATTATTAATGTATCCTAAAAAAGACTAATTATGAAAGCATTTATATCAATTTTCCAGATGTTTTTTCTGGTATTTATAATATTACAATTTTTAAGAGGATTAATTTAATTTAAATATATGACAGAAACAGTGAACATAATTTTTAAAACAGAACTCAAGCGCTTAGGACTTAAGCGTTATGATGTAGCTAGAGAGTTGGGTATGAGTTACCCCTCTCTAAAGACTAAAGTAGACGACCCAAATCGTTTTACTTTTGGAGATTTAAAAACACTAGCAGAGCTAGGAATTAACCTAAAACTAGAATTATTTTATGACGCCAGATTTAGCGAAAAAGATGTTTAACGTCTTCCATAAAGTAGAAGCTATAAAAAAAGATAAATCAAACCCTTTTTATAAAAGCTACTACACTGATATTAACTCAATTTTAAGAGTTATAAAACCAATTTTAAAAAGTGAGAAGTTATTTTTAAGTCAGCCTATTATAAAAAATGAAGTACTTACTTTAATAATAGACTCTGATACTGGGAGTATTTTTCCAGATAAGCCAGAAGGTTTGGCAATACAATCTGTAAAACCTCAAGAGCGTGGCTCAGAGATAACCTATTATAGACGTTATGGCTTGCTGGCTCTTTTAGGGCTTGAGGCTGAAGACGACGACGCTAATACAACAGTTAGCCGACAAATTAATAAACCAATTAAATCTAATAATAATAATAAAAATTTCGAATTATGAGTACATACGAACAAAAACCAAACTCCTTTAGTTTATTTAAAAACGAACAAAAAACAGAGGACAAGCAGCCAGACTATTCTGGTACAATGACAGACGAAAAAGGCAAGCAGTTTAGAATATCCGCATGGGTTAATGAGGCTAAGTCAACTGGTAAAAAATATTTAGGCGGACTAATTTCAGAAATGCAACCAGTTCAAACTAAACCAGTAACTCCTCCAAGTGCTAAGGCAAACGACGACTTACCTTTTTAATTTATTTATTAACTGGCGGCTCTTAAGGGGGTCGCCTTATTTTTTATAATATGGCAAACAAAAAAACAATTATAGACGAAATAGAAGAGAATGACCCAATATTTGAAAAAGCTCAAATTGGTCATTTAAAAAATCATCTTAAAATATTAGAAAAAAGTTTAAGAAAAAATAAAGAAGATTTAGAAATAGCTCAAGCTGCTTTAAATTATAAAGATAAAAAGCTTAAAAGCTGGAAAAATAAATATTATGTTTTAATAAATAAAAATGTCAAAGATGAAAAAAGTATTTGAATCTAATGCGGTTTATCATTCTAGTAAAGATATTTCCGCCTCTGGTTTAAAAGATATATTTAGCCAGTCAGTTAACTATAAATTAACCAGAAAAAATAAAGAGACAGACGCTATGCGTTTTGGTACCGCTGTACATGATTTACTGCAAGAGGGTAAAAAAGAATTTCTTCGGCGTTATTATTTTATGCCTAAACTAGACTTAAGAACTAAAGCTGGCAAAGAGGTAAAAGCAGAACATTTAAAAATAGCAAAAGATAGAGTTGTTTTTGACTCTCAACAAGGTCGAGACCTCTTCTGGATATTAGACAACTTTTTAAAAAATAAATTAGCTGTACATTATGCAACTGGTATAATAGAGCAGTCTCATTATTTAGAGTTTGAAGGCGTACCAGTTAGAGTAAGACCAGACTGCCATTCTGATACTTGGATTTCAGATATTAAAACAACTAGAGAGCCTAATAAATTTGATTTTAAGAGAGAGGTTAATTTTAGAAATTACGATTTACAAGCTTGTTTTTATTCTGATTGCTTAGGATATGACCCAAAGCATTTTAGATTTATAGCAATTAGAAATACTTACCCTTTCGATAATGGCGTTTATTCTTTAAATGAAGACCAAATTTCTAGGGGACGATATAAATACGAAAAGGCTTTAAGGGAGTGGAAACATTACTTAGATACTGGAGAGGCTCTTGGATTTTACAGCGATGAATTAAATAAAGACGGTTCTATAATATTATGATTACACTAAAACCAATACACATCAGAAGATTAGTTGAAGCTGAAATAGGCGGTAAAATAAACACAAAGTCAAGGCGTAGAGATTTAGTAGAGGGTCGGCATCTTTTTTGTTACATTCTTAGAAAACATACAAAACTCTCTCTAGCAACTATAGCTAAAGAAATAGACAGAGACCATACTAGCGTTCTACATTCTATTAGGCGAGCTAAAGAATTTTTACTTTATGACCAAGACTTTAGAGATAAATTTTATAATTTAGAAGATAAATTTTCACAATTGAGCGGTAACAACTTTGAAAAATTTCTAGGAAAAGAAGACAAGCTTCAAAATGCTGTTATGAGCTACATTAGTCTACAACATCCTAAAGTTTTGACTATTCATGTACCCAATGAAGGGCGCAGAACTCCTTTTGAACGCTTTAAGTTTAAATATTTAGGCGGTAAGTCTGGAATACCAGATGTACTATGTTTTGAAAATAGAGGCGGTTTTAGCGGTTTAGCTATAGAATTGAAGGTCGGATATAACAAGCCAACAGAAAGTCAATTAGAATGCCTTAAAATGCTTGAGGATGGAAACTGGAGCGCTCACTGGTGTAGTTCTTTTGACAAAGCCAAAGAGGTTATAGATAATTATTTTGATAAAAGAATTGATTTAAATGTATAGCGATTACAAAAAAGTTTTTTATAATGAGTTAAGCCAAAAGGCGTGGCGCACTAATACGACAGCTGTAGAGCAGAATGTAAGTTACGAGTATGTCGGCACTATGACTCTGGCAGAGTATGAGCTTTTAATCGAAACTTTATTTGAACTCTACGAGGAAAATAATATTTCTTTAGATGCTTTTGCTAGGATATTCGGAGACATTCGAACATTTTGCGACCATATAAAAAAATTAGTAGACAACACTTAATTAAAATGAAACCAAACTATTACGCTATCTTACCAGCAGAGGTAAGGTACTCGGACACTTTGACGCCTAATGCGAAAATATTATATGCTGAAATTAGCGCCTTAACTAATAAAAGCGGCAAATGTTTTGCGCAAAATTTATATTTCGCTGAGCTTTATAATGTATCAAAAGGAACTATTTCCAGATGGATTTCTGAGCTAGAAAAAAATGGCTTTATAAAAACTAAGCTTATAAGAAATAAAAATAAACAAGTAGAGAAGCGTTTCATTTTTGTGCATACCTATACTCAAAATAAAGTATACCCTATACTCAAAAATGATAAGGATAATATATATACTAATAATAATAATATAAATAATAATAGTAACAACGCTTTCAGCGAACAAATTTTAAAGTCTTATAATCATATTGTAGAATTATTTCCAGAGAGAAACAGACCTAAAAACGAAAAACAAAAAAAAGACTGGCTGGATATTATTAGACTTTGCGATACTGTAGACAATATAAATCCAAGACAGCTTTATTATTTACTTGCTAAAGTTCGCAAAGACGAATTCTGGAATAAAAATTTTTTCTCAATTACAACTCTTAGGCTTTCTAAAAATGGCGTTAGAAAATTAGATAGGTTTTTAAATAATTTCGCAGACAAAGATTTCAAACAAATTACAAAATGATAAAACACGAAAAAAGAATAAAGCAAGTTTTAGACTTTAGAGGCGTAGGTAATTCAAAAATTCACCCTACAGATATAGACGCTGTTTTAGAATTTGACAATAAATTTTTAATCCTATTTGAAATAAAATTAAAAGGCGTTTCTAATTCTATAGGTCAAGAGCTTGTATTAAAAAGGCTCGCCGATTGTTGGGAAAAAACCAACGGTAACGCTTTTGTTTTATACTGCGAGCATGAAACAGACCCTCAAGAGATTGTTTCTATGGAAAATACAACTGTTCATAGAATATATTCTGGAGGCGTAAATTATAAAAGAAATCAAAACCTAAAAGAATGTTTACATAAATTAGCCGACCATTATAAAATAACCAAACTAAAAAAATCTTTATGATAACAGAATTTCTAGCGTTAGGAATAGAGCTTAAATCTAACGCTAACAACCAAAAAACAAAATGCCCAAAATGCTCACATACTAGAAGAAATAAAAAAGACCTTTGCCTCAGTGTAAATATCCAAGAGGGTCTTTATAACTGCCATAACTGCGGCTGGGGTGGGAATGTAAAATTCAAACCAAAAAAAGAATATGTTAAGCCAGTTGTAGTAAAATCTAAATTAGGAGACCGTACTTTAAGCTGGTTTCAGAAAAGAGGTATTTCTGAGGCGACCGTAGTTAATTGGAAAATAACTGAAAGCCAAGAATATTTCCCTCAGATTTCAAAAAACAGAAAGGCAATTAATTTTAATTATTATAGAGATAATGATTTAATAAATGTAAAATATAGAGATGCAGAAAAAAACTTTAAAATGGTTTCTGGAGCTGAGCTTGTATTTTATGGTTTAGATAATATTAAAAATTCAGATAGGGCTTATATAGTTGAGGGCGAAATGGACGCTTTAAGTTTATTTGAGGCTGGTCTTTATTCAGTTGTTTCTGTTCCTAATGGAGCTTCTAAAGGGAACCAAAGGCTAGATTATTTAGATAACTGTTTTAATTACTTTGAAGATAAAAAAGAAATTATTTTATGTACAGACAATGATGACGCTGGTTTAAATCTTCGAAACGAATTAGCTAGAAGAATTGGAAAGTACCGCTGTAAGTATGTAGATTTTAACGAATACAAAGACGCTAACGAGGTTTTAATTGCTAAAGGTGCTGAGACACTACGCAATATTTTAAACGGCGCTAAAACGTTTCCTTTGGATGGAGTGATTAACATAAGTGATATTTGGGACAATGTTTTATTATATAATGAAAAAGGCGTTAAAAATTATTCAATCGGACTAAGCGACTCAGACTCATTTTTTAATGTTTCTTTTGGCGAGTGGTCGGTAGTTACTGGAATACCAAACGCTGGTAAATCGGACGTATTTGACCAGATTGCTACTAATTTAGCTTTAAAATATAATTTTAGGACTGCTTTCTTTGCTCCAGAATCCTTTCCTTATGAGGGACATATTAAAAGGATAGCAAATAAACTAAATAAAAAAAATTGTTCTAACGAGGATTTAAATAATACTAAAAATTTTATAGAAGATAATTTTTACTTTATAAAGATTGACCTAGAAAACTTAACTCTTAAGTCTATACTAGATAAGTTTAAAGAGCTTGTATTTCAAAAGGGAGTAAATATTTTAGTAATTGACCCTTGGAATATGTTAGACCATTCAGCACAAAGAGACCACAGCTACATAGGTGCTATGCTTTCACAAATTACCCAATTTGTACAGCAAACAAATACGCATTTATTTTTAATAGCTCACCCTAGAAAAATGGAAGTCAATGGCGAGGCTTATAAAGTGCCAACTCCATACGATATATCTGGCTCTAGTGACTTCTTTAATAAGGCTTATAACTGCTTAACGGTTTATAGAAAATTAGGCGAGATAACAAAGTTTGGAACTGACGCTGTAGAAATCCATGTACAAAAAGTTAAGCGTAAAGAAAACGGACAGCAAGGCTCTTTTATGGTAGCTCCAGACTTTAAGAATGGCGGACACTACTGCTCTATAGACAAAGAAAAACAAAGACTCACCAGTATTAACGATAAACTACCTTTTTAATGACAGACCAACATTATGACGCCTTTAAATGGGCAACGGAAAACGAGATAAGAATTTACCCTAAAATAAAAGATAAGGGATTTGTTCTTATTTTAGAGAGAGATGGTAAAACAGAAACCTCTGGAAAAATTTACCCTAAAAAAGAATACCAGAATATTATCTGGGAATTTTACCTAAATTTGTACAATAAAGCCAAAGATGACTGAAATCCAAATTTACCCTTTAATGGGCGTTTGTATTGGAGTTGAATACTTAGACTCATTTGAATTAGATACTATGAAGTCAATAGATGTTTACCTATTTGTCGTTGGCATATCTTTTAGATGGAACTAATGGCATATAATATTAAAGACTTAGAAAAAAAAGCTCTGGCTGCAATTAATAAAAATAAATTAATGTTTATGGAGCATATTGTGGCATTTTTACCTTGTTCTAAAACTACTTTTTATGATTTAAAAATGCACGAATCGAACGCTATAAAAAAGGCAGTAGAAGAAATGAGAATAGGAAAAAAAACTAAGATGTTATCCAACTGGATAAATTCAGAAACTCCCAGCCTACAGATTGCAGCTATGAAAATGATAAGCGAAGAACACGAGGCTCATAGGCTAAACGGAACTCGTCAAGAGGTCAAACATGAAGGCGGAATTAAATCTACTCTAATAGAATGGGCGCCAGCCAAAAAGTAGAGCAGCTCTGTAATAGACAATTCTACGACCTTATTAATTCAGATGCTAGGTACTTTGTAAGTCAAGGCGGAACTCGTAGCGGTAAGACCTACGCTATTTGTCAATGGCTTATATATCTACTTACAACTAGAGAAGACCCAATAGTTATTGATATTATAAGGAAAACTTTACCAGCTTTAAAAGCTTCTATAATGAGAGACTTTTTTAGTATTGCTGAATCTACTGGCGTTTACTTTGATGGGATACATAATAAAGCAGAAAATACATTTCAATATGGTAAGCATTTAGTTAGATTCTTATCTATTGACCAGCCGCAGAAAATCAGAGGCTCTAAGCGCCATATAGCAGTATTAAACGAGGGTAACGAGCTAGACAAAGAAGACCTAGTACAAGTTGCCTTTAGATGTAGCGAAAAGATTATAATAGATTTTAATCCGTCCGACCCTATACATTGGATTTATGAAGATATAATTCCTAGAGATGACTGCGAAACTTTTATAACAACCTACAAAGACAATAAATTTTTAGCGCCAGAAATTGTAAAAGAGATTGAGAGAATGAGAGAAAAAGACCCAGACTATTGGCGAGTCTATGGAGAGGGTCAGAGAGCGGTTTATTCAGCTAGACAAATATTTAGTAACTGGTCTTTCATTCCTTATAATGAGTTCCCAGAGTTTGACTTAGAAAGCGAGGCGGTAATAGGCTTAGATTTCGGATTTAGCTCAGACCCAGCGGCGGCTTGTTTAGTTTTTAAAAAAGGCTCTAGTCTTTACGTTCATGAAATACTATATAAAACTGGCATGACTAATCAAGACCTAGCAAACTTTTTTAAAGACAATGGCTACGATAGGACGCTAACGTTTTACGATAGTGCTGAGCCTAAGAGTGGTGAAGAGCTAAGACGGATGGGTATATTTGCAAAGGCGGCTATAAAAGGACAAGGCTCAATTAATGCTGGTATTTCCTTACTTAAAGAATTTGATGTATTTATTTCTCAAGAATCCAAGAATTTTTCTAAAGAATATGCTGGGTATTATTGGGAGCAACTCAAGGACGGAACTATTATAAATAAACCCAAAGACCGCCTAAATCATTTGATGGATAGCCTAAGATATTGTACTTATTCTCAATACTCAAAGCGTTCCGATTTTTTTGTTATATAATTAGTAAATTT